TCAAGTGCTTCAATTCTGTTTAGAAGTTCTTGTTCTCTCGCGTTTGTTTGGGGTTCAGAAGTCGCGGACTCCTGAAGTTGTTCGTCTGACATAAACCCGCTGGGCTATTTATCAAATATATTACTCCATTTTACGGCGTCTGCCCACCATGCAGCTGACATTTTGCCTTTTTTAATATTTCTGGCATGTCTTTTTTTAAATGCAAGTCGTTTATCTCTGTCTTTAACTGATTCGCCTTTTCTGGGCGGTTTTGTATCTGCGCCTTGCGCACCGAAACGAATTAATTTTACTTGTTCTCCTTCTTTTGCTAAAACAATATGTGATTTTTCAGGATGGCTTGGCGTCCTTTTAGGTTTATTAAAACCTTCTAAATTATATTTTGTAAGACGAAAATCTTTTTTCGGTTTCTTTTTTTTCATTTACCTTTCCTTCGCATAGCAAGCCTATGAGCGTCCGTAAAACTCATTCCTTCGCGCATCTTGCGCTTCATATAATCCATATGCGCCTTTGTATGGCCGTGTGTTTCCTGATGCTTTTTTAAAGTATTTTTTTGACGGGTTGTAAGTTTCATTTTTTCTTCTTTTTCTTTTTTTTAAGTTTAACAAGATCAGCGCCAGTTATTTTTTTTCGAGGTGGCGCAACAGCGGCCAATCTTCTTTGTTTTGCAGAATATTTAGAATATGGCATTATTTTTTCCTCAATATGTCGGCGTCAGCTTTTCTTGCTCCGCCTTTTCCTGATATAAAACTATTTACGCGACCCATCGCCCAAGCAGCCATCGAAACATT